TCCCGTTGCCCCGCAGGAGCAGGGTTTGTACCAGGATGAAGGCGAGCGCGATTCCTGCCATTGCGAGCAGGCATCTCACTGGGGCTGTTCTGCGAGGCCAGACCCGCCGCCAGGGAGTTGGCCTGAGCGGTCGGCCTCGTGCTTGTCCAGCGCCTGCGTCTTCTCCGCGGCGCCGGGATGCGTGGTATTGGGCGGCGCTTGGCTGTCTTTCGGCGGCGTGATGTCGTCGGGGAGCGAGCCCATGTCAGTCGCTCTTCCGGCCAGCATGACCGCGTTCTGCATCGCATCCGGGGAGATTTGGTACCCCGACTGCTGGAGAATCTCGAGCGCGAAGGGGAACTGCGGGAGCCGCGGGTCCAGATCAGATGCCTGTATCCGCACTTGCACGTTCGGCTGCGGAGGCCCAGGCGGGGGCGGCGGCGCGACGAGTTTGTCGGGGTTGAAGCCCCATTTCGTCGCGAGGCGTCGGGCGAGTTCCATGCGGTTGATGAACGGGTCCCGCGCGGTCAGGTTGTAGAACGCGAGGTCCTGCTGGCGGTCGGCGGCGGCGTCGATGTGGACCTGGGAATCTGGGCGGATGGAGTACGCGAAGCGCCCCGCAATGTCTTCCTTGTTCCACTGCAGCCAGACCTTGCTGCCGTCGTCCCCGAGGATGTGGGTGACCTGGGGGCGATCGGAGAAGCGCTGCACGAGCGCGTCGAGTTTGCGGACGCCGGCGCAGAAGAACGCGACGACCATCTGCTGCTCGCCCGCCAGACGTGTATCGACACTCGCCTGCATGGTCGAAATCTCCGTCGCGGTGCGACGGGTCTGATTGGGCGAGCCGGCCTGGTTCGGCCCGAGCGCGAGCGTGCGGTCAATGTCCCGCTCGATTACGTCCTGCCCCATGTACGTTTCCTGCGACAGCTGGGGCTTGTTGCCTGGAATCACGGGAGGCGTCGCGCTGTTGAGGCGCCCGCCTTCCACGGGGATCATCGGGCCGTACTTGCCGGAGGTGATGCGCTCGATCTTCTCGGGCGGGAGGATGTCCTCGTCGTAGAAGGCGTAGGGGATGGAGGCATCGCGGGACTTGAGGATCTGCGCGCGGTACTGGTTCAGCTCGTCGGTCAGCGGGCGCGTCATCGCGGAGTCGGACGGGACGTGGTTGTCGTCGGGCACGTCGCGGAGCATCAGGACGTGGATTGGATAGCCGAGCATTGAGTCCCCGGTGAGACGCCCTTCCTGGTCGAGGGACTGGTACGGGATCCAGCGGTGGCGGACCTCGGTATCGAGGCCCTGCAGGAAGACACACTCCGCGATGCGCTTCGGGTGGAAGGCGGTCGGGTCCAGCGTAGGGCCGTAGTAGTACATCTGGATGCCGGAGACGAACGGGTCGTACTTGTTGCCGATGCCATCGTTGCGCTGGTCCTCGTCGCGCATCGGGGTGGGATCGCGCTTCACAGCCCCGCGGTAGTCGTCGGGGATGCCCTTGCCGTATTCGCGACGGGCTGCGGAGAGGGGAATCTTGAACTTGATGGCGAGCCACGGGGCCTTGTCGAAATCCGTGCTCCTGAAATCCGCGGGCACCATGAGCGCTTTGGGCGAGAGGCGCGACCAGAAGTACTCCTCGTAGACGGGAACCTTCGCGATGGTCGGCATCATCGTCATCGGATCCAGCGTCTCTACGTCTTTCGTGTAGCTGGAGTACCCGATGTGCGTGACGCCCCAGCCGGCGGGGACCAGCACATCGAGGATGGCCGACTGCAGCGTGCGTTTCGCGTTCACCCCATCGGGGGAGAGGATCTGGTTGAGGATGGTCTGGTGCAGGTTGATGGCCATCGAGAGGCGCTGATCCTGGCTGCCTTTGCCGTCCGGGGTCGGCATCGACGCGAGCACGAGGTCGGACAGGGGCTCGGTCGGCGTGAGCTGGATCTGGGCGGTGTCGAACCAGAGCTGGGCCTTCTTTTGCTCGGCCTGGCGGAAGTCCACGTTGGTGTTGACCTGGTAGTCCTCGCGGTCCTTGCTCAGTACCTCAGGCGGCGGCGCGTAGGCGTCGAGGTTCTTCTTCCAGAGGGTGGCGTACCGCTCACTTTCCGTATCTGACGCGGCAAACCAACTCTTGATCGCGCCGCGCTGGTCGTCGGTGAGCGGCGGCAACTCGAGCGGTTCCGGCGGCGCGGGAGGAGGGGGAAGCGGGGGCGCCATCGGTCCTGGCGGCATACCGCCCACCTGACGCATCGGATCCAGTGTCGGGTCAGGGAGTGCGGGAGGGGCGTCGATGGTCGGTGGGTACATGAGCAGCTATCGTCCCTGTTTGCGCCAATACCGGGAGCCGGGGTGGCGGTCCCCTTTCGTGCGGAGATAGCCGATCGTGTTGGGACCGAAGGTTGATTGCAACGGAGTCCTCGCGGGCGAGGGGCGCGACATGACCCCGTAGCGCAGCGCGTCCGCGGCGTGATCGTCCCCTTCGGTCCACACGTCTTCCTGGTCTTTCGGGTCCGAGATGAGGGACGGGATGGTGCGGCGCAGGTACCGGCAGGCCGGGTCGATGGTCATCCACGGGCGCCCATCGGGGGCAGTGGAAAACCAGTGGCGCAGGCGCTGCCAGCCGAGGTTGCGCGCGTTGTCGCCGGATTGGCAGGGGACGTGTTGGCGGGCGAAGGTTTCCGCGACGGATTGCCCGATGTGGCCCGTCTTGCTGAAGGTGCTCGGGTCGATCACCGTATAGATGGCCTTCCAGCCGTTGGCCTTCGTCTCGCGGTCGATCTTTTCGGCCACGTCCTGGGCGAGGGTCTGCTGGAAACGGTATTCGAGCGGGATATGGAGATGTCCATCGGGAAGGATGGCGATCCAGAGGCAGCAGCCGGGGGCGTTGTACCCCCAGTCGATGGCGCGCAGGACTCGGGTGTCCTTGGGCAACTCGAGGCGCGTGATGTGCCCGCCTTGCCCGATGTCGCGGTCGTGGAACTCGGGGAAGAACTGGCCCGAGATGGCCGACCAGTCGCCATTCAACAACTGATTGCGTCTCTGAGGCGGCAGGGGCCCGAGGCGCTTCTCGTAGGTACGGAAGGTGCCATCCGCGTCCATGAGGTATGGGTTGTCGTAGAGGCGCGCGGGGATGTACGTGAAGTCGCGCGGGTCGTAAAAGGGATCGTCGTCCTTGGAGATGGTTTTGGTGATCCAGCGGTCCACGACGTAGAGGGTGTGGGCGCCGCCGGGGTTACTGGTGCAGCGCACGAGGGCCGTGACTCCCTCTTTGCTCGAGCGCGCGCGGGACATGATTTCGATGGCCTGGGACTGCTCGAAGGTCGCGAGTTCGTCGATGCAGATTTCGTCGTATTCGATGGAGAGGAAGCGGAGTTCGTCGCCGGGGTGCTGGCAATGCCCGCCTCTGATCAGACTGCCGTTGGGGAAGCGGATCTCGTTCTCGACGACGCGGGCGCCGAAGATTTCCACTTCGCGGCGGGCGAGGTCGAGGTGGTGCTCGAACAGTTCGGTCGCGAGTCTCCTCATCAGCAAGACCCGGTACCCCGCCAATGCCAAACAGCGTTTGTAGGCGTCCCAGCGCAGGCCGGTCGATTTGGCCCCGCCGGCGGCCCCGCCCCAGAGGACGTTTGGGGTGGTGGAGTTGTGGAGGAGGACGCCCTTCGGGGTGGGCTGATAGAGCCAGCGGATGGTGCCGCCGGGAATGACCTTGCCGCGCTTGTCGGTCTGGGGGATGCCGACGCCGTATTTGTCGCGGTCGATGCCGTACTGCGCGATGTCGGCGGGGGCCCACTTCGCGGTGGCGAGCCAGTGCTCCCAGTGGGGCCAGGTCCAGCGGGAGACATGGGGCCACGCGTGGAGGCCGGGGGGCGGGGGGAAGTACGTGACGCCTTCGACGAGTTGGCCGGCCTCGACGATGGCCCTGAGCGGGGAAGGCGCGACGGACATGCCCTCCCCGCCTGCACGGTACGTACCCGTACCCGTACTCGCGAGTACCTCGACGTACCTGTACCCGTACCCGCTTACTGGGCGGTGTCCCCCGTGGGCTCAGAGACGACGTTCACGATCAGCTCAATCGAATCCCAGGCGCCCTGCGCGTACATCACCAGTGTCGTGGGCTCCTGATTCGCGAGGAGACGGACGATGTACAGGTTCCCCTTCTCGTCGAGGGTGTACCCGACATCGAGGAAGTCGCGCGTGCCCCCGCCTGGCGTTTTGACGCGATGCGGGGCGCCCACCAAACGGTTGCGGAGGCCGGCGTGCTTCGAGGACTTGGTACCAGATTGCTTCGGTGTCTTCAGTCGTGGCATGGTGATCTCCTCCTGGTCAGCCCCGCCCTGGTGAATGCCCTTCGTCGCCGCGAGGCCGTCAGGAAGGCAGGGTGTGTACCCAC